TTAGCTGGCAGGTGCCGCAAGCATGGCGATCTGCCCTCTCGCGATCACTGGCGGCTGGTTGGCTGCATCGACGATCGCTCGGACATCAACAGCGTCTGCCCCATAGCGACAAACGACACCCAAGAGCTCTTCCACGTCATGGCCGCGGATGGTGAAGATCTCGGCGTGGGCCAGGTGCGCATGCTCCTCTTTGCGGAGCGGAGACGACGGATCGAGGAAGGTTGCCTCTATCCATTCAGGCATGTCTTCAGCCGGGACGAAGGCCGGAGAGTTGATGTCAGCGAAGAGAGAATGAGGCGGCTGAGGTCTCACCGGTTATCCCCAATCCCTGTGAGTTTCGAGTGCAACTCTCACGAAGGTCGTTCTTAGGTTGCGAATCGGCCCACATTCATCGTTCCCGCTGATGCAACGACAAACGGAGATTGGAATGCCGCCATTCATCATCACATACTGAAAATAAATGGTGGGCCCGGAGGGCATGCCTAATAGATTGAAACGATTGCGCAAATGTTGGGCCCATGGGCCCGAAATTCCCCCATTGTTCCCCATTGGGCCCAACGGCCCTAACGCGAAAAAGCCCGCCCCGGCGGTTGCCAAGGGCGGGAGGAAGCGACGCGGACGCCGGGCGAGGTATGCCATGCCCGCGTCGCGGGAGGAGCCTATCGGGGGGCGCCGCTTGGGGTCGCCGCCTCGATCCGCTGGAGGGTCTGATTGGTGAGCGCGATCTGCGTCGATATTGACGAAAGCTGCGTCCGCATATCCGCGAACTGGTTACTGTAGCTTTCCGCGATACGGTTGACCCTCAGATCAATTGCCTCGATGCCTTTCTCGTTCGAAGTGGTGCGATATTCAATCTGTTCGATCTTCGCGAGGGCGGCACGGATCGAGGCAATTTGCTGATCTACAACCGCGTCATGCGAGCGGGTCGTCGCCGCCAGATCGCGGTGCACGCCTTCATGTTGCATGCGCCATTCTTCCAGATCGGAGACCGCCGCTTGCGTCGCGCCCCATGCGATTCCGATGAAGACGAACGTCGCGAGAAACCCGGCGACCGAGATCACCGTGTTGATGTTGATCGTCCGGGTATCGACATCGAATGTCATCACACGCTGACTCCCAACAGCGGCAGCGCCCGCAACAGGATAATCAAAACGGCGATGACGATCACGATGTATTCGGCCCATTGACCGAACGGCGCGGGGATGAATGGCGCCCGCCGGATCAGGAAAATAATGAGCCCGGCGATCAGCCCGACGACGAGTATCGTGATCGCCAAGGCAATCAGTGCCTCAATCATTGCGGCCTCCTATTTCCAGCACTTCTGCGCGCGCCCGAAAGCGTTGGTGCTGGCAACGCCTTGGCCGGTTGGAACTAGATCGGGATCGCTGGCCAGCTTAACGGCGCCGGCCGGGGTTACGGGTATCTTCCTCCACCCCGCGCAATTGCTGGCATTCGTCGTGCATCCCGCCACCAAGAAGCTCATTGCAAAGAGCGATGCCGTCCAAGCCCTGAATCCGTTCATCAATCCGCTCCCTTTTCTCGATTGCGCGGATGGTATCTTTCAGCTGATCGGCGCGGATATCGGCGCGGCCTTTCCAATAGCCGACGCCGAACAGCGCGACGGCGATCGCCGCGACACCGATCCATTTCCCCCAGGGTCCGGTAAGCAGCGCGATCATGCCGGCACCGCATCGAGGGCGTCGGCCAGCTTTGCCGCCCGCCGCTTCGCGTAATAGCGATATGCGATCCCGCCCGCCGCGAGCATGGCGCCGCCGATGGCGAGCACGGCGACCGTCGTGGTGATCCAATCGCCGGCCGAACTGAACGGCGTCAGCTGATCCTGAAGGGTTTGCAACGTGCCGGCGATGCCGCCCGCCCCGATCCCGCCGCCGGTCGCCGCATCGGCGGGTGCTGGCGACGGCGCCTTGCGGGCGTCCTCAATTAGAGCCTTTGTTTCGGCCCCGGCGATATGGACGGCGGCGACTTCCTCGGCCCCGGTTGCCTCGGCCTTGCCGATCGCCCGCACGTTCTGGACTCGCCGGGTCCAGCCGCCGGCAAAGTCCGGCCAAGTATCAAGCGCTTTCAGGAAAGCCATGCGCCGGTCACAAATCCGGTCGATCAGCGCGTCGTGATCCTCGACGGCCCCAAGCGCGGCGAAGGTGGCCAGCCCGATCACGCCGTCGATCTGGCCGCGATAGGCCGAGCCGAGCGCCCGCTGTAGCCATTTGATGGATTGCTTCGGGCCGCTGTTTACCGCCCCGTCGAACACGACATAATCGACGCCCGCCGGCAGCTTGTCGCCCTTTATCGCGTCCCAATACTGGCGCCGATAGATCGCGTCGCGTTCGGGCGCGGTTAGCTTCTGGACCGAGCGCGGCTGCAATTTCTTGCTGCGCCGATAGGCATCATATGTCCGCTGTATAATGCCCTGATTGGTGGCGCCGCCGGGGTCGCGCGGATGATTTACATACCCGCCCTCATGGACGAGCACCCGCGCCAGCGCCGCTTTGAAGCTGCTGGTCGCCATGATTTCTCCAATTGTGGATTTTAGCCCACGAGGAACTCGAAAAACCCGTCGTGGATGAGGCCGCGCTGGCCGCTTGCCTCAAGCCCGCCCCTGACCGGGAACGGGAGCGAGGGCTGTGCCCAAAACTTGTCGTTGGTCCAAGTGCTCGGGACTTTCATTTCATGCATGATCAGCCAGAAACCGTTCGGCCGCTTTTGCATTCGGAAGCGCGGCACGGATTGCAGATAGGCGCCCCATGCTTCGGCATCGTCCAATTCCCCGGCGACCAGATCGAACCACGTCCACCAATAGTCGTTGATATCGGGCTGGCGATTGCCGATCACCGCCGCTTTCACATCGCCGCTGATTTTGACGAAGCCGCCACGCCGGAAAATCTTCTCGGTTCCTGATGCGAACGAGCGGGTTTGCCCCACCGCCGCGCCGTCGTCATCGATCCTGATCAGCTGCGCCGAGGTGCCGCCGAACATGCCGGGCTGGTCGGAAATCAGGTCGATGTTGTTAAGCTCCCATCCGGTGTTGAGGACGTTCGGCGATGTCAGCAGGTTGGTCAGCGGCGTGGCTGGCTCCATTGCGCCGGGCGTAAAGAACCGCTGCGTCGCCGGAAGCGCGTTGCCGAGGTAATCCTCGGTCGGGCGCGCAATGCCGAATTCCGCGTTGATGTCCATCCCGACGCCATAGAGCGGCGAGCTATTGGCCGGCCGGAAATCCGCCGGGGTGCTCCCGGAATCGTTCACCAGCTGCGGGTTATCGACAAAGATGGTGTGGGTGCCGTGCAGGAATTCCTTATTGCCCGAGGCCGAAATCCATTGATCGACGGTCTCCCAATCAAAGCCGAAAGCCCGCATCGCGGTGCCCTGGACGGAGTGGAAGCAATTGCCGTGGATTTGCATCGCCGTCGTCCGCACGTCGCACAGCAGCCCGGCGCCTTTCTGGAGAAAGATATTGTTGGCGATGACGCCGGTCGCATGGCTGAAATCGACGCCGCCGAAGGTCTGGATAGAAAGGCACGTCGGCGAGAACGCCCCGACCGTGTCGGTGACGATCGTATTATTGTAGACGCGGATGTTCTGGAAATCGGAGCCGACCGGCCGCATGGTGCCGATGAACATTCCGAACTCCGACCGGACGGTCTGGCCGTCTCGCACCGACAGGTTATAGCGGGCGACATTGTTGGAATAATCGAGCAGCTTGTTTGGATAGGCGGTATCGTCGAACGAGAAAATGATGATGCCGGGGCCGGTGCATCCCATCGAGAAATTATATTCGAGCACGCAATCCTTGCAGCCGCCGTCCAGATCGAAGCCGCCGCCATCGGATCGGGCCGAACGTTGCCGCAAAGTCGTATTCTTGCGGATGACGACGCCGATCGCATCCCACGCCCATATGCCGACCGGGCCGGCGTTATTGGTGGAGTTTTCACCGCAATCCTCGGCGAGATTGCTTTCGACAAGAGCGCCCTCGGTCTGCGCGACGATGATCCCGGAACCGACATGGTTGGCCGCGTCCCGCTTGCCCTTGCAGCGACGGACGGTGTTGCCGGTGACGACGACATCCCGATGCGATGCGGGATAGGTGGCCAGCCCCCAAAAGTCCGCCTCCTCGGCCGCGACGATGATCCCGCCAGTATGGCCCCGGACATCGTTCCCGGTGCAATCCTCCACGATGTTGTTGGTGATCTGGAGTCCCGTCATCCCGGACGGATAATTGGCGACCGTCGCGAAGATGCCGTTGCGGCCATAGCCGCGCACCTCGCAACTATCGATCACCACGTCATCAACCTGAATGCCCTCGGCATGGCTATTGATTGCCCGGATGCCGTGGGTGCCGTTGACCGTCGTGCCCGATCCTTGCGCGATCAGCTGGCGGACTTGGGCGCTATCGGCATTGTCCAGCAAGACCGCCTCGGAATTGCCCGAGCTAATCGTAGCTTTGCCGGTGCCATAGGAATTATAGACGCAGCCGGGCCGGGCAAGCAGCGTCCCGGTGAAGGTATCGCCGCCCCGAAAATAGAGCGTCTTGCCGGCCCTCGCTACGGCGTTCGCCATCTTGAGCGTCTTGAACGGGGCGGCCTGCGTCCCGGCGCCGGTATCGTCATTGCCGGCGGCCGAGAAATAGATAGCGGCAGGCAGCGAGTCGAAGTTCGGTTGCCAGATGATGTCTTCGCCGAGATAGACGCGCGCGACCTGACTGGCGCCGACCCGGAGATCGGCGATCTCAGCGCTGCCGAGGTTGATCACACCGGAGTCCTCCTGCCGATCGCCCAATCAACGAAGCGGTCAAACTCGCCGGGCTTCATGGTGGTGGTGTCGACTATGACGACATCCCGGATAATGCAGTCGCAATATTCGGTGGGCGCCGCCAAGGCATCGGCCCCGATCCGGGTCCGCCCGGCCTCGGTGCGCAAAGCCAGCGTGTTGACGCCGGCAAATTCTTCCTCGATGGCCACGGTCGTATTCACATCACCGAAAAAGGCGGTGACGGCATGGATGCCGGAAAAGTTCTGAGTGCCCTCATAGATCGGATAGGTCGAAAAGGTGTTGCCGATATCCGCCGCCGCCCGATTGACGCCCGCGACGACAAGGCGCTGGACCTTGCGCTGCGTAAACGCGGTATTGCCATAGGAAAAGATCGTCTTTGGCACGGTCGCGCTGGCCGGCGAAAGTTGATCGCAGACGATCAAGACCGCGCCCTCGTCGCCCTCGATCGGCCATGGCGAAGTGCTCATCGACAGATAGGTCTGACCGGAGGAGGAGAACTGGACGCCCGGCGATGCGGCGAAGCTGGTAGCCGAATAGGCCGGCCGGCGCGCGTCGGTGCCTTGCGCCATGGCATGGCCGGCGATCTGGTCGCGCCATTGCGAAACCTTGCCGCCGACAAGCGTCAGCGACGAGGCATCATCGGCGCGCCACCATGCCAAGGTCGAGAGGGACCCGAGCGGATAGGAGCCCGGCGGATAAACAATCTCATCGCCAAGATAGGCGCGGCTGATCAGATCGCTGCCCACATGGAGGGCGGCGACCTTGCCGGTTCCGACATACATGGGGTGGGCCTAGCCGACGATGATGTAGAGCGTGTTGGCGTCCTTGGTGCCGAGCGCATTGTATTGCGCCTGCGTCAACTTGACGATCGTGGAGACGGCGGTGGAACCCACCCGCTCCATGCCCCATTGCCGGATTTGCGATTTTTCGGGATCATAGGGACCGGAAGACGGAACGCCGTCCACATTGAAATCGCGCCAGATTTCATTTGCCGTAGCCATTCGTTTTCTCCCTTGTCAGATGATTGTCGCGGTGATCGGGCCGGATGCCGGCCCCTCGACAAGCGCCGCGCTTTCCGGGATCGCGTAGTAATTCCACACGCCCTGCGGCGCGCAGGTGCCTGTTTCCGCGAAGATCACGGCGTCATCGATTGAGGCGCCGCAGTCGGTGGATGCGTCCACCTGGAATGCAGTGTTTCCGCTGGCGGCGGTCAGCTTGAGCAATTTCCGCTCATTGCCCCAAATCCACTCGCCATCAACGGGGGTGCCGCCGGTCAGGCGCGTTTGGAGCGCCCCGGCGTCGTAATCGAGGATGGTATATGCGATGCGATAGACAGTGCCCGCCGCCAGCGTGACCGCCTGAGAAATGCCGCCGTAGACGCCGAGCGCATGGCTTGCCTTGCCGTTGGCGATTGCCCACCCGGCGGTCGTCGTCCAGCCCACGTCGCTCGAAAATCCCGGATTGGTGAGCAGATTGACGGGCGCCGGGTCGCCATCGGTCAGCGATATCGTGTCATTCGGCGCGGCGGATATCCGGGTAAGGAAGTGCGTCGTCTTGTTCAGCGCTTCGCCGAACGGGACGCGGTAGATGGCAATGGTGTTGAGATTGCCGTCCACGGTCGCGGTATCGAAATTGAGCGTGGCACGGCCCAACCCACCGACAGCTGTAAAGGAGTCGAGCGCCGCCGGATCGCCGCTTGGCGTGCCTAGCGCACTCACCGACCAATTGCCCTCCAAGCCGCGCTCGGTCACGTAGCGGAGCTGGAATTCATATTCGACATTCTCTGTTAGCGCCGGGGTCGTGAAGGTGGACGCGGTATTGGCCAGCACGCCCGACTCCGTCCACGTGCTCTGGTTGGTCCGCTTCCAGCGCGCCTCGATATTGAGGATCGGCGACGGCGACGGCTCAAAGGAAAGCTCGGCGGCCATGCCGACGAAGGTCACGGTCGGCGGCGCGGGCACCGGGATTTCGTCATCGGTCTCGGAATTCTCGGATACCGGCGCGTCGCCCTGTTCCTGATCCGGGTCCCACGAATAGGCGGTGGCCGGCATCGAGTGCACCTGAATGGTGACGCCGGCCAGAAGGCCGCCCTCATCGATGACAAAGCGGAAATCGTCCACCTCGAAGACGGAATTGATGCCGAGCAGCGGATAATTGATCCGCACGAACCGCTCGCCGAAAGCGGCAAGGCCGCGCAGGTTGCATTGGAAGGTGGCAATCCATGCCGGGTTCGCCCGCCATGCCGCCAGCTTCATCAGCCGCCGCGCTTGGCTATGGCTTGGCGCCATATTCAGTTGAATGTCCTGCTCGATCTCGCCCCGGACGGACACGTCCTCGGCATCGACCCACGGATCGGCGTCGGCGGCCTGATAATCCTGCGACGGATCGAGAAATGTGGCGCGGACGGTGTTTGCGGTCGTCAGGATGTCGCGGCCACGGCCAAGCTCGGAGAATCCGGTGATTGCGTCGCTATCGATGACCACGGCCGGCTCGGCCCACGCCCCGATATCCAGCGTCAGGCCGCCATCAGCGGTCGGCACCAACCGGCCATCACAGACGGCCAGCATGCGGCTCAGCACGTCGGCCGGCCGCTCGTCCATCTGATAGGAGCCCCAAAGGCGATAGCGCGGCTCGGACAATCCGCCCTTGAGCGGCACCGTTTCCGCCGCGCGCGTGAAGGCCGTTCGCCAGCCGGCGTGTGCCTTGGCCGTCGCGACGAACTTCTCCGGGAGTCGCATGCCGTCCTGATGCGTCATGTAATCCCGGATCACCGCAGCGGCGTTGTCGCTCCATGCGGTCGCGCCGGTCATCGGATTTTTGACCCTTGCGCCCCGGAAGACGAGGCGGACGGTCGTGTTGATGCCGTTCGGGAAATTCCGCAGGTAATTCTTTTGCTCGACCGCGTATTGCGTGACGAAAACCGACGCCACGCCGTCGCCGCGATGCTCGGCCGTCCAGCTATCGGGGAAGACGGCGGCAAGCTCGTCATAATGGGTTTCGGTCGGCTTGCCGGTGCGGGCGCGGAGCCGAACATTCGTCCCGGTCTTGCCGGTCACGGCATCGGGCGTGACCTGCTTGTCATCAATCCAATATTCCTCAATCGCATCAATTTCGCCCTGCCCGATCGCAATGACCTTGTAGAAATGGCCGCCCTTGGCCTCGGCAAAGACCCATGTCCCGGAGGCTTTCGCCCGGCCGTAATGGCGGACCCTCGGCGCGGTCGCCTGCCGGAACGATTGCTGCACATCCTCGGGCTTCGGTTGCTTCGGCTTGTTAAAGGCGCTGACCAGATAGGACAGGCCGATGGACAGGCCGAGTTTCAGCAAGGCGGTGCCGATCGCCGTGGAGCCGATCGCCCCGAACAATCCGGCGACGGTGGAGGCGATCCCGGATACGGCGGCGCCGATCGCCCCGATGATGCCCACTACCGCCGCAGGCATTCGATCCTCCAAGCCTTCCAGAGCCCGGCCGGATGCACACCGATCAGGCCAGCCTCATCGCGGCAGACCCAAACCGGCCCGGCGAGGATCGCGACGCAAAGCCTGCCCTCATGGAAGACAAGGCCCACGTCGCCAATCCGTGGCTCGGCGGTTTTCTTGAAGCCGGCGGCGCGCATCACGCGATTGACGGCCACGGCGATGCTGCCGGGCTCGCGCAGCCATTCCAGCGCCTCGGCCTCGTCGCTATGGCGGCGGCCGAAAAGGTCCATAGGGGAAAAGCCGGCGACGGCTTGTACCCAGCGATCGGCCATGGCGGCGCAATCGCTCTTGCCCCATGAAAACGGCCGAGAAAGCTCGGCCGCGAGGAATTCATCAACCGTCATCAGTAATCCGGGTAGCGGAATGATTTGTAGACGAGGCTGGCCGTGAACTGGAAAAAGCGGTCGCCAGGCGAGCGGTTCTGCTGGTCGCGATCCGTGTAGCGGCCGAAGGGCGGGCGCGATCGACCGAAGAAAGCATTCTCGGCCGTCAGCGTGATTGTCTGAACCGCGCCTTCAAGGTCGCGGACTTGAGTCCGGGAAATGCGGGGCGGCTGCATGTAGCCCCACCAGATTGGCGCCGGGACCCCGAACGGTTGCCAATCCTCGTTGAACAGCTGGATGAAAACGGTGACGGTCTGCTGATCGACCTCGGGCGTTTCATCAATCGCGACTTTCAGGAAATCGGCCGCCTGATTTGGCAGGCCGTTCAGCTGTAGCGTGATGGATTCGGAGACGGCCGATGTTGGCATGGAAAGGCCGTCCACGATGCCATAGCCATACATCGGGAGCCATTTCCTGCCGCCGGCCATAAGCTCGGTATTGCCATTCCAGACGCGAATAGTTTCCGATCGGAACGCCATCTCGACCAGCAAGTCGCAGCGCACAACGGCGCCGCTCATTGCCTCGATCTGGTCGGCGCTGAAAAACGACGACATCAAACATCCTCGATGAAATTGACGGTGGGGAAGGACCAGCGGCCATAATCCAGCGGCAAGTCCATTTCGGCGTCGGACGCAAGGCGCATCCGGCAGACCGGATCATCAAGCTCCACCCGCTGGCCGGCTGCGGCGGCCTCGCGGGCCGGCGGCCGGAATGTCACCGCCGCGACCGTGGCCGATGTCCAAGTGACGGTGCGCAGCCGATAAAGCCGCTCGCCGAGCGAAAAGATTTGGCCGGGCTGCATCTTGGCGCCGGCCGCAACGACGTTGAACGTCGCCGAGACCGCCCGCGATGCGACGGCCGAAAGAAGGCGCACGTCATTGACCGAGCCCTGATAGCCGGTGCCATCGGTAAAGCGGGTATTGTCGGAATGCCCCACCGGCTCCCACAGCCCGAGGGCCTCGGCATTCGGCGGCTCCGGCTGATACCAGTGCGAAAGCGGGACGAGGATCGGCTGAATACGGCCCTCAAGCGTGGCGGCGATCGCCCGCCAAGTCAGCACCGCGTTGCCATTGACAACCGGGATGCCGCCGAAGGCGACTTTCCAGAGGCCAGCGTCGGACGCGACGACTTGCTGGACCCCGGACACGGCGGCCGGGGCGGCCATGGATCGCGGGGCGATATCGGCGACAATCTCGCGCGGCGGCAAGATATCGAGCGGCCAACGTAGCGTCATGATCACATGGACCGCGATTGCGCGTTTGCGATCAGCTGCGGCATGCTGGACTTGACCTGCCGCACGGCCATTGCCGCGCCGGTCTGCGCCGCCTTGGAGCCCATATCGGTCACATAGGCGCGAATTCGGCCGTCATCATCGACGGTCACGCCGACCTGAACCGCGACCGGGGCGCCGTGCCGCGTCTCCTGTCCCGGCTTGGTGACGCTGACGCGCTCATTAGGCGAGGCGCGGAAGGCGACAATCTGGCTATCGGCGCCGCCGGCCCCGCCGACCTTGAACGAGCCGCCATTGGCAAAGCCGAGCAGGCTCCCGAGAAAGCCAAAGATTCCGCCGCCGCCGCCACCGCCTACAGAGCGAAGGCCGGCCCATGGATCGCTCCCGCCGCCGCCGCCACCACCGAACAGCGTTTGAAACGCTTGGTTCATCAGCATTTGCGCCAGCTGGCCGAGAAGGTCTTTCAGAACGTCCTTGACCTTCTTGGAACCGTCTATAAGGCCCTGGAACGCGCTGGTAAGCATCCCGGACACCGTGCCGCCGATCTGCTGCACGCCATCGAATGCGCCGGTTATCGCCCCGGCGGATTCTTGCGCGGCGGTGATCGCCATTGGCTGACTGCCCATGATGCCGTTGGCGAGGCCCTGCATGATGAAGCCGCCGACCTCATGCATGACGCGCGATGGCGACTGAATCCCGAGGGTGCCTTTGATGGTGCTGGAAATGTTCTGGCCGATGCCGACGAGACCGCCCTTGACGTAATCCCACCGGGCCTTGATGCCGTTCCATAGGCCGTCGATGATCTGGCCACCGATCGCGGCCATTTGGCCGGGGATTGCCTGAAAGGCGGCGACGATTTCGTGCCCGAACGCGGCGAGGCCGGCCTTGACCACCTCCCACCGCGCTTTGATGGCATTCCAGAGCCCATCAATGATCTGCCCGCCGACTTCCGCCATGCGCGCGGGCAGCGCCATGAAGGCCGCAATGACCTCCTGCCCGAACGACTGCATCGCGGCGACAAGCTGATTGCGCTTCTCGATGATCCGGTTCCAAGCCGCCTCGAATTCCGCCCATGCGCCCGTCACCAGCGCATAAATGTCCTGCCCGAGCTTTCCGATCGCCATCCCGAGTTCAGCGACGCCCGCGCCGAATTCCACCATCTTGACAGCGAAGTTGGCGATTGCCGGGGCGTTCTGGACGAGCCATTCGGAGAAGGCGACCATATGCGGCAGGAGTTGGGTCGCCACCCGCGCCGCGAGATTGCCGATGACGCCGGTCAGCCGCGAGATATTGTCATTGAAGGCCTCGGCGTTGGCGCCCATTTCCTTCGTAAAAACCTGCCCGAAGGAGTCGGCCTCGGCCATCATCTGGCTCAAGGCCGCCGAGCCGCCATTCAGCAGCGGGATCATTTCGGCGCCGGATTTGCCGAGGAGCTTCATCGCTAGCGCGGTTTTTTCCGCGCCATCCGGCATGGCCGCGAATTTATCGGACAGCTGAATGAGCACTTCTTGCGACGACCGCATGGACCCGTCAGCGTTGGTCAACTCGATGCCGAGCTTCTGGAAGGCCGCCGCGACTTCGCTGGTGGGCTTGGCCAGCGCGTCGGTCATATTGACGGAGAGCTTGCGAACCCCGGTGGCAAGCGTCTGCATCGAGACGCCGGACAGATCGGCGACATATTTCAGCCGCGAAAGCTCCTCGATCGGAATGCCGATCTTCTGAGCCATTTTCGACATGTCGTCGGCGGCGTCGATGGCTCCCTTTACCGAGACGCCGAAAGCGGCCAAGCCGGCGGCGGCTGCGGCGGCGCCAGCCATGAGCCCGGTCTTTGCCATCGAGCCGAAGCGCGATAGCCCGGACTGCGCCTTTTTCAATCCATCCTGAAACGCGGCGCTATCGAGTCCGAGATTAACCCGGAGGGCGCCGATGACCGCTGATGTCATGATTTTTCCTCTGCCTTGAGGCGAGCCACGTGCGCGCCACCGCCTCGATTTCCTCGGGCGACATGCGACGCTTGCCGGGGGCGCCGTGGAGAAGCGTTTTCAATTTCGGGAGTCGCGTCTGGCGGGCGAGCGCCTCGATATGCCACGCCAGCCAAGCCCGCTCGTTATGCTGGCGTGTGAGGCGATTGGCGCAGCCCTCAAGGATGATGGTGATTTCCCGGACGGTAAGCCGCCAGAACCGCGCGGGGTCCTGACCGCTTTCGACCCATGTTCGCAACAGATCGACCGGATTCAGGCCGCTCGCCCCGGTTTGCGCGCCGGGGCTTTCCGAGGGTTTGCGTTGTCCGCCGCCTCCGGGAACGCAAGCTGAAAGGCGCGGCCAATCGCCTCCATAACCGCCGGCATGCCGGCCTCGCTGGCGATGGCGCCCGCCTCTTTCAGATCGACTTCCTCATGATAGTCGCGCAGCGCCGCCCAGATCAGCGCGCGGACGGTCGTCATGCGGATGTCCTCGGGCTTGTTGAGAGTGGCGGCGATCTGCGGGACCGGCTGGCCGAGAAGCTCCTCAAGCTCGCAAATCGCGTTGATCGAGAACGATAGGGTATAGGCCCGGTCGCCGACGTTGAACGCGACGGAGCCACGATGTGGATTAGCCATCAGGGTGCCGCCTCATCCCAAGTTTCGGCCCCGGATACCGCCACGGTCACGGTCGCGGTCATCTTGTCATCGACCGGGATTTCTTTCTCGTAGCCGGTGATGACCGCGTTATAGGTGACGCGGTGGCCATTCGGGAAAGTGATGCGGTGCTGGACCGAAGCGCCGCTATCGAGGAGGCCCCGAATAAGCACGTCGCTATCGCTGCCGGGGACGAAATTCATCTCGAAAGATGCCTCGCCGTTATCGATCAGGCCGGCGATATATTCGCGGCGCCGGTTCGGGCTTTGCATATGCGTGGCGTCGATCCGATCGACCTCGGCGGCGCCGGGCGTGACGGAATTGACCTCCGCGACCATAGCAAAGGCGGGAGTGGTAAGGCTGGCATCCCAAATCTCATAGGTGGTGGACCAGCCGATTGCAGCGGCAGTAACCATGACGGCGCTCCTTGGGGTGGGTTAGGCGGAGTGAATGACCGTGAATTCCACGGCGATCGCGAACAGCGGCGTGACTTCGCCGGGGTCGGAGGCGGTCACATCGCGGCCGGCGTCCTCGATGAAAATTCCCTGAATGATCCCGGCGCTATGGCCCTCGACGGCGGCGATCAGGGCGCGGGCCGTCTGCTTGGCGGACGTGAATGTGTCGCTGTAGCAATTCGCCTGAATCCGCGAGGAGATCAGGTCGCGGCCCCGATAATGATAGGAGGGCACGCCATCGATGCGGAACAGCACGACATAGGGGCGCGGCATGGGCGAGCCGTCCGCTTGCTTTTGGGGCGCGCGCGTCCAGAACCGCCGCCCGCCTGCCACGCCGGACAGGAGCACCGTAATCGCTTCTTCCATTTCGGATTTAGCCCTTTGCCGCCAGCCTTGCCGCTTTGCGTGCAAGCCGCTGCGCCGCCTTGGTGATCTGGACGGCGAGTTCGTCCTTGATGGTATCGAGGACCTGATTTTTGCCGGCATCCCAAGCCGGCCGGGCGAAAGGTTGCGGCCCATGGCGCGAGGTGCCGAATTCTTGCAGATGCGCGTGCGGCACCGGCCCGGCGCCGACGAAAACCTCGGCGCTCGCCTTATCGTTCTTGAATTCCTTTCGGTGCAGTTTCGCCTGCCGCTTGGACAGCTTTGTTCCGACGCCTATGGAGCTTCGCAGATCGTTGCCGCCGGTTTGCGGATCGTCGGGCGCCTTGGCGCGCATATCATCGGCCAGCGGCTCGCCGGCCTTGATCAGCGTGCGGCGCAGAACCGCCTTGCCGGTCGCTTTCGGCAATTCGGCCAGGGCTTGGTCCAGCTGTTTCAGCCCTTCGATTGAGACCCGAACGCCAGCCATCAACCCAAATCCTTTACGGCTGTGATTTCGAGATAGCGCGTGTTCTCGCGGAGTTGCTTCATCTCCTTGATGTTCCAGTGGGCGCCATCGTAGGAGATGCGATCGGTGGGCTTGATGCCATCGACAAGGGCGTCGCGGCGGATCGCAAAGCGCGCCATCAGAAAGGCGCCGACCTGCCCGGCCGCCTCTTTCTCGCCCGATCCTGAATCCTCGCGCCGAGCGCGGCGGCTGATATAAGGCGCCCACGTTTCCACCGGCTCGTTGAATTCATTGTTGATATAGCTGGCGCGCTCGATCGTGATTTTTTCGCGCAGATCGCCGGCCGCGATAGCCATCAGGCGATCCCCGGTCGGCGATATTTGCGGATCAGATTCGCCTCGATGCGCTCAAGGTTCTGGCCGTTGTTCGATGCGGCCTCGTCATATTGCAATTGCACGCGGACGATGACGGCGGTCTTGATGTCGGCCGGGACGGTCTCATAGCCGGTGGCGAATTCGACCGACGCCCCCGCGACCTCATAAAGATAGTTCGGCAATTCATAGGAGTCGTGGAAGCGGAGATAAGACCGGCCGGCGGCGTCGGTTAGGAGCGCATAATTGGTGTCGCCGATGGTCGACTCCGCGCCGTCCTCATCCTTCCAAGTCACGGTGACGATATCGCCGACCGGGCGCAGCGGCAGAAGCAATTTCTGCTCGACCCGATCGAAATCCTGCCGCCATGTTTGCTCGGAAAGGATAACGCCGCCGAGGATGCCATCAGGCCCTTCGTAATGTGCAACGGCTGCCGCGATTTCATCTTGAAGCCGGCCGTCGTCCTCGTTGTGCTCGACATGGAGGGCTTTCTTGACATCGGCGAGACTGACGGGCGGCCCGGCCGGCGGGGTGACGCGAACCGGGCGATGCTTTGGAATGAGCATGCTCATGCGCCCTTATTCTTCGGGGCGGCGCCTTCGGTCTTGTTTGCCGGGGCGCCGGGTTCAGCTTTTCCCTTTTCCGGCTTCGGCGCTTTTTCTTTTTGCAGGACGCCGTTCCTGATCAGATGCGCGACCTCGCTTTCTGCCGCTTGGCGGGTATCGCCCGGCAAATACATACGGTCGCCAAGATGCTGCCGCTTCACGGTGAACTCGGCCATGGTGGTTGCTCCCTTTCAAGACAAGGAAAAGGGCGGCCCCGAAAGGCCGCCCCCTGATCGATCAGGCTACATAGCCAAGGTCGCCGTAAATGAACGCTTCCGGCCGATAGACGGCCAGCGCGAGGCGTTCCTCGGCGAGGATCGTGACGAGGTTCTTGATGAAGTCGTCATTGACGAATCCAGCCTCGACGCGAGCGTCCCAGCGATCGAAAAGCTGTGCCCCGAGCCGGAACGCGCCGGTCAGGAACTTGTCAACCGCGATTGCCTGCGTGGCGACGACCGGGAGGCCCCAAAGAGTCGGGCCGATCATCCCCTGCGGATTGCCGATGATGTACCGGCCGGTCGTGTCCTTTTCCAACTCGATCCGCGCCCAATCGGTCGGGTGCATGACATGGCCGGTGGCCGGATATTCGGCCAGCGCCGCCTGCAATTGAGCGAGCCGCAGCGTATCGATCGCGGTTGGCGCATCGGGCGTGAACGCGGCGGCATAGGCAGTAGCCTGCGGGATGATCCCATGCAGGTTTTGGCCGGTGCCATCGCCGTTCAACAGCTGGCCTTCCTCGACATAGGCGAGGCCATACAGGAGGCGCTGGTCGATGATCGAACGAAGCTGCGAGAAGTCGTCAAGAATCTGACGGCTCGCCTTCATCCAGTGGGCAATGACCTTCGCCGAGGTCGTGACCAGATCGAATTTCAGGTCCGACTCCGGCTTGGCCGCCGTTTCCGCGACGGGTGCCGCCGAATTGGTGAACCCCGTCTCACGGACGTATTCGAGCGCGTTGCCGTCCATGCGCCCCGGCGAGATCAGGTCACGCACCGTCAATCGCCGCTGCGGCAGGGCAAGAATGCCCGGCAGGCGGGTGGTTTCGACGGCGGCCCCGGCGGCGCCCGCCGTGTCGGTCGTCGCGGAGGTGATCGTCGCCTTAAAGCGAACGTCGGCCTTGCCCTTGCTCGGGCTGGACTGTGCCCAGTCCTTTACCCCCTGATCCTCGACGAACTGCTCGCCGATGGATTTTTCAGAGGTGGTCTTCTTGCCGCCGCCGCGCGCGAGCTTTTGCTCGATCTCGGCGACCTGCTCTGTCAGGGAATTCATTTTCAGGAGAGACTCGTCGGCCTTTTCCTTCAAATCGTCGGTCATGCCGACGCCCTTGGCGGCCTCGGCGAGTGCCTTTTCGGCAATCTCCTTGACCTGATTCATGGTCTTGTCGAATTCGGCTTTGACCTCCAGAGCCAGCTGCTCGGCGGTCTTTTCTACAGGGTCCGGCATAGCGGAGTCCTTTCGCAGTTAGGGGAAAAATCAGCCGCGCAATAGGGCTTGAAGGAACGCGGCCTGCTCGTTCGCCTTGCTGCCCTCGGACTCACTCCGAATGGCTTTGGCGTAGCCGACAGAGGCGATCTGTACGGCTGCGCTTTTCGGGAAACCTGCATCCCGCAGGATTTCCTCGAATTCCTTTGCTTGCATTGGGTCGCCGTCGCGGAAACGCCGCGCCAGTTCTTCGAGGCGCTCGCCGCGCCGCACCAATGCTTCGAAATCACCGTGCTTGACTGCCTCGATGCGCGCCCGGCGATTGGCCGGGAACACGACCGGGGAAATCTCGTAAAGCTCAAGCTTTTTCAGGAGGAGGATATTGCCGTCCGGCTCGGTCTCGACTTCGCGATAGCCGATCGACAGGCCGCCGATTGCCTTTTGCAGCATCAGGGCGCGGACCTCGCGCGCCTTCTGGACCTCAAGGATCAGCCGGCCTTTGCCGTGAAGCCCCTTGCCGTCTTCGGCCAATTCCTCCCAAACGCCGATAGGATTGTCGGGATCGTGTTGCCAGAGCATCAGGACGTTAGTGCCCTCGCGGCGATGCTTGGCGAGGCTTTCCGCGAACGCGCCAGGCAGCACCTTCTCGCCGTAGGCGTCCACGTTGCCGAAAATCGAGCCGTAGCCTTCGAAGGTGCCCTCTTCGGTAAGGTTCTTCAGCTGGAGGGTGAAATCCTTGGTTTTCATGGTTCCGGTTCCTGATTTTCGGCCGGCGCCGGCAATGCCTCCTGCTGCTTGCCCGCCTCGGTGATCGGCACGTTTTGCATCTGCATGCGCGGCACATCGCCGCCCTCGACCGGCGGGAGATTTTCCTTCTCCCGAACCTCGTTGATGGTCATCCAGCCATTGGTAAGTGCCGACTGATAGAAGGCCGACCGCGCCGCGCTATCGCCGCGCAGCAGCCCCTCCAAGTTGAATTCAATGGTGAGCCCGCGCGACCGCTCGTCGGGCGTAAGCAGCTGCTTTTCCAAAGCCTGCTCGATCCGCTTTAGGCGGCGGCGGAGGGTGAATTTCTGAAAGCCCAAAACCTGCTGCTCAAGCCCGGAGCCGAAGCTGGTCACCTTTTGCGTGTGCCCGACCATGAACGGCGGGACGCCGAAGAACCGGCAGACCTCCTCGACCGAGAAGCCGCGCGATTCGAGCATCTGCGCGTCCTCGGGGTTGATCGAAAGCACATCGATCTTCGTTCCGCCCTCAAGAATGATCGGCCGGCCGCTATTCTTGGCGCCGATATATTTCTCGGAGAGCTTGGTTTCCGCCAGATTGCGCTGCTCGTCAGTTAGCCACCGCTCGAATGTCAGCGCGGTTTGCGCAATCATGCCGTTGCTGAACGTCCCGGCCGCCGCCCGATCGATCGCGCGGGCAAGGCCGAAAGCATGCCGGCCGAAATGCAGCGTGGACATCCCCCCGAGCGGATCGCCGCCAAAGCCCCGGATATGCAAGACGGCGCGATCGCTGCCGACATGGTTCTCGCCGTCCTTGGTCCAGCGGTATTCGAGATTTCCATCTTCAAGCCGGCGGACGCTGACGCTATCGGGGCGCAGGGGCGTAAGCGCCGCTATCCGGCCGGCGCCATTCCGTTCGATCGCCGCGTAGGAATTGCCCCAAAGCTCAATAGAGGCCGAGGAGTATTCCCAAAAGTCGGTAGCCGTCTGATCGTAATTCGGGTTGTCGTGCAGGATGCGGAACAACGGATGATCGCGCGCCAGCGTGCGCTCGCCCCGACCATTGGTCCGGTAGACCATGAGCGGAAGCGACGCGATGGTGCCCGCCAGCAGATTGACGCAGGCCCATACGGCCGAAATCGCCAGCACGTTTTGATCGGTGATCGGTTCGCCGGCATCCGAGCGTTGGCCATCCGCATACCAACCGTCCGGGCTGCGCAGGGACAGCCGCCGGAAGAAGGTCGCCATTTTGCGGAGGAGGCTCACGCCGCTTTCCCCGCGAGGCTACGGAAATAACTATCCATGCCGGCCCCGACCGCTTCGGGGTTCTTGCTCATCAGCATGGCCGCATCAAAGGCGGCGACGAGCGGGTCAATTTTCGCCTTGCCCGCGACTTGCTTGGTAATCAGCACCGCATTGCCTCTTTGTTCGACCTTTGCATTGCCGACGCACCACGCCATGAGCGGCGCGCCAGCGTGCCACAGCGTGCCGTCCTTCAATTTGCGCTCTGTGCCTTGGATGACGCCCGAAAGGCGGTAGCCTTGCGGGATCGCGACGACCTGATCGCCAGTGATGCCGCGCACCGCCAGCGCATCGACCATGTTTGCGACGCCGACCGGATCGAGGCCGACGCCGGCCTTTTCCGGCAACAGCCCGGTATCCCGGACGCGGGCGATGATGTCGGCGACTTCCTCGAAATCCTGCGTCGGCGTCTCGCAAATGGTCAGATCGCCATCGCGCTCGAAATCATGCAGCCGGTCGGCGATTTCCTTTCGCCGGGAAAGCACATCCTTATGCGCCCAGGCATGCGACCAGAGCCGCCATTCGCTGCGATTGCGCTTGCAACGGCCGATTGCCGCCAGCCCGAATAGATCGTCCAGCCCGCCGCCATCGATGCCGAAAACGATGGCATCGGACTCGGCGATCAGGGAGTCGAGCGTAATCGACGGATCGGCCGCGCTTTCCCAATAATCGGCGCCGAGCCAGCGGTCGTCATGGAGGGCGACGCCGATTTCGACGTTCAGCCTTTGCGACGCCCACAGCCGCAAATCCTCGTCGCCCTTTTCGACCGCCGCCTGATAGCTCGTTTTCAGCTTTTCCACGGTGATCGAGCGGCCGAGGTTCGGATTGACCAGCGGCCAGACCGCCGGATCGCGCCACGCGCCGCTGCGCTGCATCTCCTCCGGGAATTCATAGAGGATCGGCAGCATACGGCTTTCTTTGATCCGGCCGTCGCGGACGCCGCGCGCATATCGAAGCTCGGTCTTGAATGCCCCGGCCGGGGGCTCGTCCGATTGCGTGGTGATCATCACCAGCACCGACTCCGGCGCCGGCATGCCGTTGCGAATCTGGACGATGATCCGGGCGGCGGCGGCCATGGACGACATAAGGTGCAGTTCGTCCAGCAACACGAAAACCGGCTTGGAGCCGGTGACGACTTTCATGTCGAAGGTCTTGACCTTAAGCCGGGCTTTGTTGCGCCGGTCCAGAATGGTCTTGGTGTGGTGCGCGATATGGAACCGCTTGCTTAAATAATCGTCGGCCTCGATCATGCCGACCGCTTGCTGAAAGGCTTGGTCGGATACCTCATGCGTCGGCCCCACATAGATGAATTCGGCGTGCGGCCGGGAATTCATCAGCAAGGCGGTCAACGAGACCCCGGCGCCGCCGGTCGTCTTGTTGTTCTTTTTCGGCACCATGCAGAAAAGCTCCTGCACCATGCGCGTGTCGCCGACCATTGAGCCGAAGATGGCGCGGACGATATCGCGCTGCCATTCCCCGGCCGCATCGCGCAGGAGCGGCTGGCCGGGCACATCGGGCAAGCGGAGCTTATTGAAGATATCCACCGCGCGGGCCGCCTCGGCCTCGTCCAGCGGCAAATCCGGGATCAGCGATTTACCGGCGAGGAGCCGTTGCTCCCAATCCGGGCAGGCGAAGTTCCAGCCGGTCAATTCAACAGCCGGCCCCAATCGGATTCGGTATGCGCGGTTTCGGCCTCGCGCTGCTGAGTTTCCTTTTTGCCGGGAGGCCGATCGCGCTCGCCATCCGGGCGCGGCACATATTGCGACCAGCCGAAGCGGCATTGCAGCGCGAAGGTGATTGCCTTCAACGCTGTGCCATCGCTGCCGCTGGCGATCCGCAGGAGATTGGCGACCAGCTTGGCTTGAACGAGCGCGCCACCGCGCCGCAGCTGATCGCGGTAATGCTTGAATAGCGTGGCCTGAGTGATCCCCACGACCTCGGCTATATCCTTTGTCGGCACCGCGAAGCCCGATAGGACCTCGACCATTTTCCGGTCTTTTTCGCTCGGCTCATGCGGCGGCCGACCAGCTTGTTTTCGCTTGCTCATGTTTTACCGTTTTTGCTGCAAAACCAACCACTTAGGAGTTGCTTCCGGCCCCGGTCTCTATAGTCGTTGACCACGCGCCAATGAGGCGCGGCAACCAAGGAAGGACCCGAAAATGACCACCCCGAACCTGACCTCGCCGGAAGCCTACAACGCCGAAATCATCGCCAACGCGGTCAAATTCACCGCCTCGCTTTTCCTCGGCCGCGGCGAATACGCCACCATCGAGGCGACCAGCCGCGAGGAAATCGACCAGCTGGCGGAAATGCTTTCGACCGAGCACCCCACTGTAAAATCGAAGCCGGTCATCACCGCCTTTGATGCGGCCGGCAATCAGGCGGTCATTTCCGGCCAGCCGGCCAAGGCCCCGAAAGCGCCCAAGGCGCCGAAGGCCGAAAAGCCCGCCAAGGAAAAGCCGGCGAAGGCTGCCAAGGAACCCGCCGCCGATAAGGCCCTCGGCAAGCGCGCGCAGATCGCCGCCGACGCCGAGGCCGGCATCCTCCCGGCGGCGCCGGATTTCTCGGCCGCGACCCACGCCCGGTTCCGCAAGAAGCTTGCCGAAATCGTCGCGCTGGTCGAAAAAGCCGACATCAAGGCCCTGAAAGCCTACCCGATCAATCCGGTTTCCTCCTCGCCGAAGGCGATGGACAAATACCGGAACCTCGCGGTCATCGCCCTTGAGGCGCAGCGCAAGGCGGCAAAGGCGAAGGCCAAGACCGAGGAAAGCACCCCGGAGGCCGGCCAATGACCGCGATGATTTTCGCCGCCGCGATGGTGATCGTCGGCAATCACGCCCCGGCCCGGCTGGTTTGCACACCAGCCGGAGCCGGACAGGAAATCGCCTGCAAGGCGCCGCCGCGCTGGATTTGCAGCCCGAGCGGGGCCGGCATGCTGGCCGCCTGCTATGAATGGACCGGGGAATAATCCCCGCCTTTCCCGAAAAATGGCCCGGCCCCTGCCGGGCTTTCTTTATTTCGCCTGAATCCGCAAGCGGGCCGTCTGATCATAGGTGCGCCCGCCGGCCGTGGTTACGCGATTGAGCAGATTATAGGCCGCGCCAAGCGTGCCGGCCGAAAGCCAGACGGTCGTCGCGGTATCGGTAAAGCTGCTTTCATCGATCGTGAGGCCGGTCCCGCTGACGGTCCATGTCGAGGCGGTTATGGTGTCGTCGCCGCCGAGAAGATCGGACCAATCAAGGCTATAGTCCTTTACCTCGTTCGGGTCCTTTGCCGCCGGCCACGTCAACATATTGATACCTCGCTTATGCGGCTGCGCGCCGTGGCTCTGAGTCGACGAGCGCCGATCTGATTTCCGCCGCCACCTTGGCCGATCGCGTTTCGCCGGGGATCGCCAGCGCCCGCACCTCGGCGGCTATCGCGAGCGCCCGCGTCTCGGCCGGCACCATCGCCGTCCGATCCGGCGGCGTGACCACCGGGATCGTGGCCCCGCCCGCAATGATCTCGACGGCATCGCCGTCCTCGACAATGGAAAGGCTCGCGCTGATCGCCAAGCCCGCGATTGCGGAAAGGCTATCGCCCTCCTCCTCGATCGTGGCGGTCGCGGTGCCCGGCAGCGGCGCCAGCGTGCCGGCGCTTAGAACCGTGTCGGCATCGTCGGCCAGATCGACGGCGGCGGCGATCGCCAGCGCCGCCTCGCCCATAGCCTCGTCGTCGGCATCGGCTATTTCCGCTGCCGCGCTGATCGCCAGCGCGCCGGATGCCGCGAGCGCCTCGTCATCGTCGGCCAGCTGCGCCGCCGCGCTGATGGCCAGCCCGGCATCGGCGGAAAGCTCATCGCCGGCCGCCTCGATATCGATGGCCGCCGTGATCGCAAGCGCCCCGGCCCCGGAAATATCGTCGGCCGCCTCCGAAATATCGGCGTTGGCGGCAATTCCAAGCGCCCCCGCGCCGGAAATATCGTCGCCGTCCTCGATGATATCGGCGGTCGCGGCGGCTAGAAGCGCCCCGGTGGCCGCGATCTCGTCGCCGGCCTCGGTGATCGCAAGCGCCGCCTCGCGGGTAAAGAAGCCGGTCGCTGAAACGGTATCAGCCGCCACCGCTTGCGCGGCGGTTGCCGCGATCCGAAGCGCCCCGGCAGCGGAAATCGCATCGGCCGCGACGGCTTGTGAGGCCGCCCCCTTGATCGGAAGGACCCCGGCGGCGCTTTGGGTGTCGGCCGCCTCGGTCTTGGTCGATGCGGCTTTGAGCGCCAGCTTGCCGGCGGCGCTTTGGGTATCCGGCGCCTCGGTCTGCGCGGCGGTGGCCGTCCTGCCGCTGGCCGCCGCCGCGTCCTTGATTTCCAAGGCGATCGCCAGCCCGGTCGCGTTGGTGCTGACGAAATCGAGCGTCGCCGCCGGGGCGGTCAGATCATAGGCTGCACAAAGGCGCCTGGACGTGGCAATCGCTACGTCCGTTAGCTCGGTGTAGCCGGTCGGGTGCGTGACCTGATTGCCGCCGCCGTAGCCCGACCAGCCGATGGCGGCCGATGTTCCGGCCATGGCGGCAAGGACCGGGGTCGGATCGCCCACCGTGCTCCCATTGCTGGCGACGTTCGAAACGTCGGTGCTGGCGCCTGTGACCGATGTGGCGATGACGCCGATTTGCGTCAGCGACACGCCGTTGACGGTGATTGTCATCGCGGCCGGCGCGGCGCCGATGGTGCGGCGGAATAGCTTTGCCTTTAGCCGTGGATTGGCGGCCGGGTCCAGCTGCGCCGTATGGATGGCCGTCCATGTGCCCCCGAGGCTATCGCTTATGGTCGGATCAGCCGGGACCGTGGTGCTGCCGAAGGCGATGACGAAGGCATAGAGAAGCGAATTGGCCTGCGGGGTGAAAGACCCCGTCGTATGCGTCGAAGCAGCCGCGCCCGAGGCCGCGTGATTTACCGGGGTCCCGACGGCCATGGCTGGCGCTTATGCGTTGCCGGCGGTCTTGGTGTAGCTGGTGACGGTGAAGGCCTGCCCGGAGGCAAAGACGACGTTATCGACGGTCATATCGCCGCCGCCGCCAGTGGCCGTCACGGTGCCTTGCTCATGGCATGTGACTCCATCGGAGGCATAAATCCGATAATGCCCGGCCGTGCCGGCGGCGTCCGCGCTGGTGTCCTCCCATGTGCCGGCCTTCGCCTTGGTGCCGTTCGCCGCCGCCGCCATCCAATCGGCCGGCAAAGTCAGCGTCGCGAGAACGGTCCCGGTATCCGCCGCCGCGCAGTTTGCCGGCGGGACACCTGTGCGAATTTTCAGGATGGGCGAGGCCCCTATCGCGGTTTCGACGGCATCGAGCTTTGCGTTTCGCACCGCTACGGAATATTGCAGCGCCATCTTATTCTCCTGTTTTTGCGGGTCCGGTCACATTCCAGAAAAGCACCACCCCGGAGCCGCGCCGGGCCTTGCATAGCTCCCAAGCCTTGGCGTCGTAGTGCGGATCACTCGGAAAAGGCGGGCGCGTCTTGCACCGCTCCGAGAAGCCTTGCGGGTAGACATGGACCTCGCCGCCGACCTGATCGCGCTGGACCGCCTTGCCGATCTGGACGACATGCAAATTTGCATTCGGCCATGCCGCTTTCAGGCCGCGTGCCAGCACCCCCGATCCGGCCGCACACCAGATTTCATCCGGGGCGACATCAATCATGCGCGCCGCCTCGGCGATCTGCGGGCCGGCTTGCGGCACATCGAGCCCGAAAGGCAGTAATCGAGCCCCGCGATCGGCCGCGTAGCGGCGCGCCCTCGCCCGAACAACGGAGAGATATCCGGGCGAGACCTGTAGGACCTTGGCGCCGAGCGCCTTGGCCATAAGCGAACGTGGGTGCGGCGTCTGGCGCCGGGCGACGAAGATCGTTGCGCGCTTGCCCAGCTGGCCAGCGCAATGCGCCAGCGCCGTCTGCGCCCCGCCCTCGGGCGGGCTGGCATAGACCAGTTCGTCGGCATCCTCGAATAGGCGGGGAATGAAACGCGCCTTGGTGCCGCCGGGGAATAGATCGTCGCGGACGACATGGATGCCGTCATGGACGCTAACAATCGGCTTCAAAGCTCCTCGCCATATTCCGAGTCGGCCCCGTCGATCGCGCCGAATTCGACTTCGCCGATCGCCGCCGTGGCCTTCTTGGCATCGCCCTTGCAGAAAACCAGCACGTTCTGATGCGTCTTGCCGAGCTTTCGGGTCGCCTCGAATTGCTTGGCGGCGCGGATCGGCAATGATCCGGCGGCGGTGATCAGGATCGCCTCGTTGTGAAACGCCAGCCCGGCCGCTTGAAAGGCCGCGATTGTATCCGGGACGAAGCCATAATAGGCGCCGCGCTTGTTGCGGACCTCGCCGACGACGAAGCACGCGAAGCGGTCGTCTTTCAGGATCGCGCAGCTTTTCGCGATGATCTCGCGATAGGCGGCGACGAAATCGGGATAGGACATATTCGACAAATCGCGGGGATCGTCGGAATAAATCTCAAGATCGGCATAGGGCGGGCAGGAAAAAATGAAGTCGGCGGCCAGGCCCCCGGCCAGGCTATCGATGTCGCGGCTGTCGGCGTTGATCCAGCGCGGTTCCGGCGCGCCGCATATCTTTGCCGCCTGTTCCTGATTGGCGGCGATCTGCCGGGCTGACAAATCGATGCCGAGATAGGATCGGCCGAGCTTGCTGGCGACGATGCCGCGCACCGAGCCGCCCGAGAACGGATCGAGGATCAGGCCGCCCGGCGGGCAAAACCAGCGATAGGCAAGCTCGCAAAGGACCGGATCGAAGATGGACGTGCCGGTTTGCCCGGCCGACATGCCGCCCTCGATATCGCCCTCGGCGATCTTCTGTTGCACCCACTCTTGCGTTTGGATCGATCGAGTCATTTGCCACCGCCCACGACATGCTCGCCGCGCATCAAATCCTGCCCGAAGGTCCGCGCGGCGGTTTTGCCGTTCGCCTTGCGCTTGGCGCGCTTGGCCGGATCGGGCTCGTTGATCGTGTCGGAGAATTGCAAGAGGTTTTCGCCGCGCCCGAGTTCCGATTGGATGCCAAGCGCCAGCCACGCCGCCTTGCGCGCTTGCCACCAGCCCTCGCGAGCATTCAGCACGGAGAACGGCGGCAGGCCGAAGCGCTCGGCAAGCGATACTTTCGGCGGATCGGGCTCGGCCGGCTCGGCGAATAGGTCGGCGAGGTAATCGTCATCAAAGCCAAGGAGCGCCCGGTCAAATCCAAGGTCGTCAAGCGCCCCGATTTCGACCCGCAGCAATTCCTCATCCCATCCGGCATTCATCGCCAGCTGATTGTCGGCGATCACATAGGCGCGCTTTTTCGCCTCGGTCCAGCCGGCGGCGACGATGACCGGGACCTCGCTTGCGCCGAGCCGCTTGGCCGCCATCAGCCGACCGTGCCCGGCGATGATCCCGCCGCCCTCGTCAATCAGGATCGGCATGGTCCAGCCGAACTCCCGAATGCTGGCCTCGATCTGCGCGACCTGTTCGTCGGTATGGGTGCGCGGATTGTTGGCATAGGGCTCAAGGGCGGATACCGCCCGCCGTTCGACCTTATAGGCCGCCCAATCTTCGGCGTTTTCCATGATGGACTTTAAAAATCCTCTGTTTTCGCTCTCGCTTTTTTCCCCGGCGCGAAAAAAAATTTCCGAATTGCGCGGGGGCCGGCCAGCAGGGGGGCCTTCTTGGGGACTTTTCCCCCGCCCCCCTATGGGGCGGTGCCTGTGATGAGCATGAACAAGATCAGGGCGCCGACGATGACCAGCACCGGGAAAGCAAGATGCCAAGGCATGGCGTCAATCCCATTGGCCGTGAGGGATGGCCTGTTCTTCACGTTGGATTTCGGAGTCGTGCACCCGCTTGGATACGGTCTCGATATTGTCGATGTCCCAAAAGAGCTTCGGGTCGCCTCGATGCGCGGTCTTATGGTGCGCGACGGGACTATTCGGGGCCGGCGCCTTTGCAGTGCAGAGCTCGCCTGTGCGCTGGCATGTGTAATTGTCGCGGAAGAACACGGCTTGGCGCAGGTCCTCCCATGCGGCGGTATTGTACCAAGCGCGCCATGGCTGGAAGGTCCGCCGCTTCTTGTCGGCATCGTCGGAGGCATAGCCGACCAGCGGCGCCAACGTGGAAATTTTTGCTTTCAAAGCGCGGAGTCGAGGCATCGCATCGAGCGCCGATCGGGCCGACGCTCCCTATATCTAGTGGCAATGACGGGGATATAGCTGCTTTATATGGCTTTCGGTCACGCTCTGTCAAATCGGCAAAGAACGCTTGCACGACGCCGGCAACGGAAAGTGCACCGAGATTCCGGTTTCGGGGCAATAGGAATTTGATTGGTCCGCTAAGTGCTAGGCGACGTGACCGTTCGACGTAGCTCGGACATCCTAAAGGCTTCTGTCGGCCCGATGCGGACCTCAAGCGAGGGAGTTTCGATCCCGTCAACTTAAAACGGATTGATATAGTTCGTTATGGCGATCTGGCGGAGCAGCACCTTCCGGATGAAATGGGCCGCGCTCACGTGATCGGTGAAAATCGCAGCATCGCCCGTGCTCCCCGCGGGTAGCCGGTTTGCAAGCTCGGTGTCGTCCAGCTTCACCCTGACGACGAATGGCAGCGTCTGTATCGCCTTCGACGTCACGGCCGCGCCGGATGTCTGGGTCTGCCCGGTGGCCACCGCCTGAAGAACGCTTTCCACCTTTCCGGAATAAACCGTTCCCGGCTCGAACTTGAACGTCACTTCGATAGGCTGCCCCGGCTCAATATAGCGAGCGTCGATCTGGGGTATTTCGACACCGATGATGGTTTCGGACGTGTCGATGAACGCCATGACCGGCGAGAGGGGTAGATTGGCGACGCGAGCCCCAGCTCGTAGCGCCAGGTTGGTGACGTAACCATCGGCCGGAGCCCGGACCACCGTCTTGTCGAGGTCCCATTTGGCTCCGGTTACTTGCGCCTGCAACTGATCGACCTCGGCTTGCGCCTGTTCGACGTCGTAGGCGCGACCTGCGCTGCTCGACTGTAGTCTCGTCTTTTCAGACAGGCGCAATTGGCTCAAGTGCAATTGGGCTTGCAGCGCATCAAGCTTGGCCTGGTAGGGGACGGGGTCGATACGAAAGAGAGTGTCGCCTGCCTTGAGAGGCGTGTTCGCCTGCACAGGCACCTCAACGACCTCGCCCGCCACGTTCGGGACAATTGCAACGGAATTACGCACGACGAGCGCCGGTCCCTGCGGGGCACCCCAATTCATCGGAATGAACAGCCCGATCAGCAACAGCAGCAGGACAACGACCGGTGAAATCTTCCAGAACAGATTGAAAGGCACGATTCGAAACCGCACCAGGAAGAATAGGATGACAAGGTAGACGTTGAGGAGGACGATGATCATTGTTCGACCTCCACATGGCGGACGCGCGGGACATCGACATAGGCCCAGATCAGAACGATCGGCCAAAGCGCGAAGCCGAGGAAAAGCGTCACCCAGCCGCCGACCATCACCGCCTGCGCCCAGGGATGGTTGCGTCGCTTGGCGATCATTCCGGGCAGCATCGCAAGGAAGACCACAACGGCGACCGTACTAACAGTCAAAACAACCAGCACGATCCAGGCAAAAAAATCCACAAGGCTCATGGGCAGAGCCTCCTTTTGTTCGCGGGGCAGCCAAGCGGGAATATGGAAGGCATCACCAATTCGGCCTGAGGCTAGGATAATGCCTTCGCCGCGTAAAGCAGCAATTTCAACTTGCAGACGTTAAAGATTAGCTGCAAAACTCTTGATCGGACGTGAACGCCCCTTCACGCAGTGGTGGAATTTTTTCTTCACTGCGCTCGTACCGGTAAAGGAGTGAGCCAATGATCATCAGGAACTCTCTCCTCGCTAACGGCGCTTCAGCAGCGGTTAGATGCTATTGGGGATCGCTTCTACGAACGATCGCTCCGGTCTGGAAGACGCCCCTACGCGCGAGACTATCTCCAGGAGAGGTAGGCAACTGGCTCGCTACCAGAATGGCTTCCTCACAATCCTGCGCTTCGACGCCCGACGGCGGCTTCCTCGACAGTAGCTCAAACCGGACGATATCGAGAGGGCCGAGTGTTCATCGAGCGCGTGCCACTCGGCGCGCCCGCCTGTAAGACTTTCAATTGGTCAGAAAAACCGCTCGTCGCCTTGCGGTCACACTGACCGCCACAGCCCCAGGAGAATTCAAATGTTCAGAATCAATCGGGCGCCAGCGCTGGCACTGTTGTCGCTTGCCTTTGCAGTGACCGTCGCCGCGCAGGATCATTCTGGGCCCAAGTTTAAAGCTGAGGTTCCGGCAAATATCCAGACGCCAGATGCGGTGGAAACGCGCATCGGAACCCTGAAGTTTTCGGATGGCCTTCCCGATCAGGAGACGGTGCAGAAGGTTTACGACAACATCGATTTTTCACGAGGCGTCGAGGCCTTCCTATCCGGTATGCCGGCCGCGTCGGTCTACGCCCTGTGCCAAGGTCTGCAGGATGTCGGGGTGGTGAAGAACAAGGGCATCGGTATAACCGAGAACCTGATGGACGCACGCTCGTTGTTTCTGACCGCAAATACCACGACCGTCTACGTCTTCTTCTGCGTCGATCTCACCGACGGCCCGGTCGTGACGCAGGTTCCTCCGGGCGTCCTCGGCCCCGTGGACGATGCCTATTTCCGCTATGTCACCGATGTCGGCGTCATCGGCCCGGACAGGGGCAAAGGCGGGAAATATCTCTTCGTGCCGCCAGGCTATTCCGGCGAACTGCCTTCTGACGGCTACTTCGTTACCAAGTCACCGACCCACACCAACCTCATCCTATACCGCGCCTTCGTAAAGGACGGCGACATCGCTGCGGCCGTCAAGAACGTGAAAGACCATGCGCGTGTCTACCCGCTGTCAGCAGGCAAGGAGCCTCCGGAAACCACCTTCATCAATATCTCCGGCAAGCAGTTCAACACGATCCACGCCAACGACTTCCATTTCTACGAGGAGCTCAACAGCGTTATTCAGGCTGAGCCGGGCGATGCATTCGATCCGGAAACTGTCGGCCTGTTCGCATCCATTGGCATCAAGAAGGGCAAACCCTTCGCGCCCGATGACCGCATGAAGGCAATCCTCACCGACGCCATTGCAGTCGGCAATGCGACTGCTCGCTCTATGGTGTTCGCACCGCGCGACGAACGCGCGAAGTTCTATCCCGATCGTCAATGGAACAACGGCTTTATCGGCAACAGCTACCAGTTCCTGAACGAGGGCGAACGCATGCTCGACGCCCGCACGATGTTCCATTATGCGGCGACCGGCATCACGCCTGCGATGGCAGACGCAAAACCTGGAACCGGCTCGGCCTACGCTTTTGCCGTCAGAGACGCGACGGGGGCATATCTCGACGGCAGCAAGACATACAAGATCACCCTGCCGTCACCCATTCCTGCCGGACAGTTCTGGTCGTTCACGGTTTATGACAACCAAACCAGATCGATGCTTGAGACCGACCAGAAACTCGCAGGTATCGACAGCAACCAGCCGGACATCAAGAAAAACGAGGATGGGTCGGTGACGATCTGGTTCTCTCCCAAGGTTCCGGCGGGACACGAGACAAACTGGGTACAAACGATGCCCGGCAAGGGATGGAACACAATCCTGCGACTATACGCGCCATTGGAGCCATGGTTCGACAAGAGCTGGAAGCCCGGCGACTTCGAACGAGTCGAATAATTACGGCTGCTGGCTCAAGTTGTCTGCCACACGGCACGCAAACGATCCGGTTGGCGCATCACAAAAAAGCAATCAAGGAAACCACCATGAACGCTAGACATCTGGCTGTGGCCACCGCGACGGGTATTTCGACACTCGTCTTCTTTTCCGCGGCGTCGTTCGCCGCCGAGCCGGTCACGATCGACAATTTCGTCCGTGCCGAGAGCGATCTGTATTTCAGCAATGTGGTGAAGGATGGTGGCTTTGGGGAGTTTTTCCATCGCCGTGAGCCGGCAACGATCGAAAACCAGACCGTCATAAGACTGAATCGCGACACCCTCTATTCAGGCGCAGTTTTCGATCTCGAGGCAGGGCCGGTGACGATCACACTACCAGAGGCGGGAAAGCGCTTTATGTCGCTGCTGGCCATCAACGAGGACCACTATGTTTCCGCAGTGTCCTATGGTGGCACGAGCACCTTCACCAAAGATCAGGTCGGGAGTCGCTACATGGTGATTGCCATCCGGATATTCGTCGACCCCTCCGATTCGAAGGACGTCGAGCAGGTTCACGCGCTGCAAGATGCTGTTAAGATCGATCAGGCCGGAGGACCGGGCACGTTCGAAGTGCCTGACTGGGATCAGGCCAGTCAGAAGAAGGTCCGTGACGCCCTTTTGGTCCTCGCGACGACCATGCCTGACTTCAACAAGTCGTTCGGGTCCAAAGCCGAGGTCGATCCTGTACGTCACCTCGTCGCCAGTGCTGCTGCGTGGGGAGGCAACCCCGACAAGGATGCCACCTACCTCAACATCACGCCCGAGAAAAACGACGGCAAGACAATCTACAAGCTCGACGTCAAGGACGTCCCGGTCGACGGCTTCTGGTCGATCAGCCTCTACAATGCAAACGGCTACTACGAAAAGAACCCCTACGGAGCCTACTCGCTCAACAACGTGACGGCCGAAAAGAGCGAGGACGGCTCAATTGATGTTCAATTCGGCGGGTGCGACGGCAAAGTCCCCAACTGCCTACCGACCATGAAGGGCTGGAACTACACGGTAAGGCTCTACCGCCCGCGCGAATCCGTCCTTGATGGAACATGGAAATTCCCTGATCCGCAGCCTGCAGATTGAATGCACGCTTGCGAGCGGATTCAATGCGTGCAGCACGGCGATGACCGGATTGGCGCGAAGTAGCCGTCCCGTCATCGCAACGGTCTTCAAGGCTGCTTAAAGCATCTTTTCAACGTGCGCGGGTGGCAAGGCCCCACAAATCGGCAAGGACGTCCAGGCAGGACCGGAGTTCATTAGCGGCCGCCAGCTTGCCGCGCCTCGACCGGCCGAGTTCATGCAATGCATATCCCTCGCCGCATATCCGGCATACCAGCTGGTAGCGATCAGGATCACGCAAGCGGCGACGGGCGCGGCGCAATTCATCGGCGGCCATCAGCTGGCGCTCGGTGATCGGATCGGATCGCCGGCCGCCGTCTACCGACTCCTTGCCATAATCGATAGCGCCGGCACCCTTGCCGCCCATCGTTTCCCATAGGGCGCCGAACTTGTTTGCGGCGGCCAGCTGCGCGGGGTCGAGCCGGCCGCGCGAATAAAGCAAGATAACCGCGCTCTGGCGGGTGTTGATCACTGCGTTGATTTGCTTCGGATTGCCGGCGGTCCCTGAGTGAGCGCGACTATAGAAGGGATTATCAACGACGACGGCGCGCAAGGATCGGTGCGGATCGCGCGTTTTCCTCTTTGCCATAGGGGGCGTTTTCCTCGGGGCGATTCAACGGGTCACCCCCATTATACCAAACGCCTTAGGCCCCCTCTTCTAAGTGAGATCAAGAAGAAGTACGGCTGCCGTACCCTTTGTTTGTTTCCTCTTTTTTACGAGTTCACAACCACAGATGGACTAGACATCAGTCATGTCGAATACTCGACTTAACGAATCGTCTGAGTGGGCTGGCAATGGCAAAAGAGAATGTTGAGAAAATCCTTCAAACCAAACTGGCTCTGTCGTCGAGAGCGCTTCGACTGGGCGAGGCGTCGAGGCTTTCAATCCTTGAGGCGGTTAAGGCGATTAACAGCGAATTTAAAACACCAGCTCAGCGGCGTGCGATTGCAAATGGTAAAGCAATTGAGTGTCGAGGCTACAAAACGGACGGCGACCTCGTTGGTATTTATCTAGTTGGCTTTGTGCCCGACGAGGCCGTTGGTATCATCCCTCACAACCAGGAAGACCTGTCGCTACTCCCGCCGCCAGAAAATGCTGACTTTCTGGACGGTGAGCTCATGGCACTAATCTCTGATGAAACGGTAATAGTTTGCCGTCTCGGGCTCTTCGAGAGCGCTCTCAACAACTACGTTGAATACCTCGGCCCCAAGGCAAACCTCGATAAAGAGGATGCTTCCTTCTTTTTCAAGAATCGGACCGACATCGACAAACTGCAACTCATCCAACAGGATGGCGTTGCCTCTATTCGCTTCGAAGGCGCTGCCAACGCCGCGTCGGTCGAATACGTGAAATCTGAAGAACCCAAGAGTTTCGTCCGCCAGGTTGTCGGGACTCTCTGGAGTGAGGTGGAGGCTCTCACTTATGCGGATAAAGCAGCCAAACCCGGCGCAGAAAACCTGAAGGTGGAAGTCTATCTGAAGTACGACAAACGCACTGGCACATCTATCGACCAAGAAGAATTGCAGGAGATCGCGGAGCAGGTTGCTGAGACTGACGGCGGTTTTCAGATCAAGACGTTAAGCGGCCGAACCATAAACCCGACTGACGTTCTATTGAACAAGAAGGTCCGACTGCAAAAATACGGCAAGTCGGTCACTTTCAACGATGTTTTTGCCGAAATGGTCTCGTACTATAAGGAACTGACAAAACCAGGCGGGAATGGGGATGAAGAATAGCCAAGGCCAAATATCCTCACTCGCATTTGGCGTCGTTGCGGTGGCAATAGGCGTTGTAGCCGGCTGGCAGGGGCTTGACCTTATCCACGATAATGATGACGCGCGCGAAGTGATCGTGACGGTGTTCTCGATCTTGGCCGGTTTTCTGATCGCCATAATGACATTATTGGGAGACCAATCCGTTCTCCCCGGGTCCTGGCGAATTGCGGAGACCCAAAGCAAGGCGATCCGCGCCAAACTCACTCGCCAGAAGTGGCTGTTCTACTGCTATCTGGTCACCCTCAGCCTCATCTTCATCCACACTCTCATCAGAACTAAGCTGCCCGAAGCTGCTATATGGATCGAAAGATTTTACTTCGGCTTCGCAGCCACCTCGTTTGTTCTGTCGTTCAAGCTGCCCGGCACGCTTATGGCGGTGCAAACTGATCGGGTCGACGCTGTCATCGCCGCACGGCGGGGCAGCGCTTCGAAACTGGATCGCAGCTAGCTGGCGACGCGGGTCCTAACCTTAGGCTGCAAAATTTCCTCGACCCCGGCGCGGATCGGGGCGCGAGCATTGCCAGCCGCCGTCCCCGCGTAAGGCATCCATGTCGCCGACGATTGCCTTTACTTTTTCCGAATAGGATCGGACGATTTCGTCTTGTTCGTCCTGACTGAGCTTATCCATAGCTTTCCTCCGTTCGGTTCAATGCTTGACGATGCGGGTGCGCAAAAGCGCCTCGCTTGGGTTTACCGGGTCGTTGCTGAAATCGGGGGGATCGTGGTCGGGCTGGTGATGGCGCTTCGCGCGCGCGGCTCCGAAACCAGACCTACAAGATTCTTGCTTATTATGGACTCTGGATTCTGGAGTCATGCTGCGTGCATTGCTTGTTCCGAATTCCGCTTTATTTTCAGTACCTTTCGACCACCGAGCGGCCGACATCTTTTTTCCCTTTTTGCTCCACTTTTCTTCACGTACCATTTTCCGTGAGTAGATCGTGCCCCTCGAATTGACGCTAAAAACGCCCGCTTTTTGCAGTTCGGCCAGCAGCGTTTTGACCCGCCTCGGCGTGCCGTTTGTCAGCGTGGCGAGCGTCTGTGCATCGACCTTCTGGCGCCCTAACTTGAGATGACCGCGAGGCTTGGCGGCATCCATGAGGCAAAGCATATCCATCCAGAGGCCGCGCGCGGCAAAGCTGCATGTGCGCAAGGCGGGGTCTCCGAGCCAGTCGGACGGATAGAAGCGCATCCACCGTTCCGCCGTCATTCTGCCGCCTCCGAAAATAGAAGACGGAGTTTTAGCGAGCACGTCGCGGCCCATCTGGCGATGCATGCGGCCTCGGCTTCGTCATCGTTGCCGGCCGCGATCCGAAGGGCCTTGCAGTATTGCTTCGCTTGCGCCTTGGCGTCGGCGCGGGACAGCTTGCCGCCGCCCTTGCCATGGATCGCGGCGCGCCATGTGGCCGGCGGGACCGATTCATGCGGAATGCGGTAGCTGATTGCCTCGCCCCGGATGATGCCTTGGATTTCCGGCAATAGCAGCTGGTCGGCATTGACCGTCCAGGCGGCGGGATCGGTACCGCCCAGCCCGAGCAGATCGGGGTTCGGCTTCTTGGGATAGGCCGAGATGCGCCGCCGGGCGCGCTCCCACACGATGAAATCGGGGCGGCGCTCTTTCGGCCCGACCAGCCGCTTGAACTGGCGCGCGAACAGTTCGCATTTTTCCTCGGGATCGCCCGCGTCCTTGCACGAAAACGAGCCGCAACGCATGTCGCGCTCGTTGCCGGGGTATTCGTAAAGAGCGAACCCGGTGCGCGTGATGGACTGGTCGAGGCCGAGGATCAGCATGGGGCCGGCGCCCCCACGTAACTTTTTGCCGTTTCATTTGAGGGCCGGCCGATGAATTGCGGGCCGCCTGAGTGGCGTCGATCAAAGCGATACCAGCTGCAGGAGTCTTTCGACTGGTGCTTCGTTCCGGGCACCCATTTGAGCCGGCCGACAGCGACGATGTGGGAGCAAAAATCCAGATATGGCGCCGCCTGCTTGGTGTGCGCCCAATCGGCGTCAAACAGAAGCCATGTCGGTAGGAGATTGGAAAAGCGTTCGATCATGGGGTGCATGACCGAGCGCGTCCAAGGAGGGTTTGTAACGATGGCGTCGGCGCCCTGAAATATGTTTGGATCGCAGGTCAGGGCGTCGAAGCCGTCGCGCAGATCGCGGGCAAAGGCGCAAAGGAAGCCGAAGCGGCATAGATGCGCGACCAGATTGCCGGCGCCCGCGCAGGGCTCGACAAAGGTCGCGATCCCTTCGGCGCGCAGATGCGGGATCACCGGCATTACCGCCTTCAAAGGGGTGGCGTAATCGTCCGCCTTGCTCCGGGGGAACGAGGACCGCTTACCCATGGCGCGGCACCCGAGGCTGATAGCCGATCAGCTGATGATAGGGGCACCATTTCTGGTCCTTGCGGGTGCCAGCGCCGCAAAATAGGTGCTGATCCGGGGCGGCGCTATGCGGGCTCACCGGCCAATGGCAATCGCCGCGCTTCAATTCGGCCAGCGGGACGAAGCGCATGCGCGGCGGCGGCAGCTGGACGACCGGCGCCGCGGTGGCTTTTACTTTCGCGGCGACTTTTTTCACCGGCCACCTCCTCGGGCTCGCGACTTTGGGCGGGCGCTTCATCAGCGCCCTTAATCGGTCATTGCGGAAAATCCGGCCGATGGCCGCGCCTCGGGAAATTCCCATCGCTTGGCCGATCTTCGCGGCCGACCAGCCTTTTGCGAGCATGCCGGCCACCTTCTCGCGGTCGATCTCTTTCCAGATGACGTTCTCGGGTTCTTGATTTGGCATGGCGGGGCCTCCTATTCGACGGCCTCGGCCAGATCGGCCTCGTCGTCGTCCTCGGGGTCGTTTCCGCCATCATCAGCGGCGGCCAGATCAGCGGCTTTCTTGGCGCGATCGGCTTGTTTCTTCTCCATGGCGGACTGAAGGTTGGCGGCCATTTCCGCCTGCGCCTCTTTCCAGCCCTTCGCCCACGCCCGGCCCTGCGCCGAATTCTCGTCGTAAGGATTGGTGTTGGGGCTGGCGGCTTCATATGCCGCCCTTTCGCCCTCGCGCCTCGCGCGATCGACGGCCGGCTCGCGGTCGAAATCGAATTCCGTTTGAGTGCCGATCGGCAGCGCGAAATATTGGCCGATCTGTGCCCGGCGCTGCTGTTCGTTGATAATAATCTGCGGGTCCTCGATCTGCGCACAGCGAAGGCCGAAATCGATGTCGGCGAGGACGATGCCGTCCGCCTTGGCTTGCTTTCGGAGCGCGAGCCGCTTGGCGTTCTCAGCCTTGCATATATCGGTTTGTTTCAGGATTTCGCCGAAGTGATGCATGAAAAGGGCCTTTTGCTCGGCTGGCGTAAGGTCCTTGGAATTGTCGCCGATGGTGGCGGGCATGGGTGGCCTCCTCTTTGGGTCCAAGGGGCGGCCACCGCGTCAGTCGAGGCCGCCATGGAGGAAAAGGAACCCCAGCGGCGCGGTGGCCTTTTTCCCGCCGGCCGGGGGCAAGGTGCGGCCGGCGGAAAAGAAAAGACGGCTATTCCGCCGCCTCGTTTGGCGCCGGCCCGAAAATATCCGGGCGCAACAGATGGCAGGAGATGCCGGTTTCGAGGGAAACCCGGCGGGCGTGCTTGTAGGGGACGACCTTCCAGGCATCCACCGCTTGCCGCGATATCCCGAGCATCGGCCCGAGGATGCGCGATCCTCCGGCCCTTTCCTTTGCGAGCTTGCAAGCCGCGAACGGATCATTCGGAAAAATGTCTTTGCGTCTGCTCATGCTCACAATGAAAACAATATTTGCACGGCGGATCAAGACATTTTGAGAATTCCACGGTGACAAGCTAAGCTGGCGTGTGGCATGGTTGAACCTAGGTGGGGGAAATGCACCTGTGACGAGCGGGAAAAGGCGATTAGGGAGCCGCGCTGAATCAGCGGCGGGTAAAAAACGGGAGGCAGCTGAAAAGCATGCAGAGCTTGTCGAGCTTGGCAAACGCATCAGATATCTCAGGAAGGAAATACTCGGCTACCACCGGCAATCCGACTTTGCTGACCGCCTTGGGGTGACCCGAGGGGCCGTAGGAAATTGGGAGATCGGCGTCGGAATGAAGCGCGATCACCTGATAACGATCGCGAAGGAATTCAATATTTCGTGGCTCTGGCTTGCCGAGGGAAAAGGCTCCCCGATCGCAAAGCCGAGCATAGATTCAAAGCTGGAACTGCTCCCGCCGGAAGAATACGAAACGCTCTATGAGCACTTTCAGGCCATGATTGATAACCGGCTGCGGGCATTAGGAAGGAAAGAGAACGGGGGCGACGAAGACTCGGGTCCGCCCGAGGTTGAAACAGGGGGTTATTCACAGCGGCGGAAACCAAAATAATGAGAGGTTATATGCGGTTATGGGTAGACTCTTGGTATCGGAACATGACTCAGAGGATGGACTCCCCCCGGCTCTGACAGACTTTCACGTCGTTGCCGTGGGCGACAATTTCGTCGCCCATATGCAGACGGAGGACGGCAAGCGAATGGCCGTCCTGATTCGATCGTTCGACGACGCCGCTTGGCTCCAGCATGAGGCCAGCCAAGCCCTCGCAGCGATGATCTCCAGCGTTCGAAATGCCCCCTACCCGGCCCGGCAATTCGCCGAGGTGATCCGGCGCGCCGCGCGCCCGGACGTGCACAAGAGCCATGTCCGATTTAACCCGGCCACCGAGCAATTCAATTACCATCTTCACTTCCCCCGACGCGCGCCGATCTCGATGACGCTGACCGACGCGGACATCGACATTATGCGCGCCAAGCAGCAGGCCGCCCGATCGATCGCGCGCGCCGATCGATAATCATACCAACGGATATCTTGACGCCGCCCGAGGCCGCCAAACGCGCTTCGGGGGCGAGTCTCCGCGTCGGACTCACTCGACGTTAGCCAGCGAAGCGACTCCTCCCCTTTTGCAAATAACATTTGCACGCCTCTTGTGGGACTGTGCAAATATTGTTTTCATAAGGACCTCCACCAAAGGGAGGACTTCATGCAAAACGATTGGGATAAATGGCAGGCCGCGCTCGCCGATCCGAGCAAGATTGGCACCGGAAAACTCACCATTCATCCGGGCGAGCCTTGGACCGGCTATTTCCGCGTCCGCCGCAAGGGCGGCGATTGGGAGCCTGTGCAGTTTTGGCGGGGCGCTGACGGCGATTGGTACGCGACGCGATCCGGCCGCCCCGTCGATCGCGAACAGATCGAGGACTTGTTTCTGTGGGCCGTCAAGCAGCCCATCAGCGAGGAAGCGTTTGACCGGGCCAAGGCCGGCAACGGATGGGCCGACGAGCCCGAGCGCCCAGCCGCCGGCATAGGCCATAACAGCGGCGCCGAGGCCGATGAATACGAGGCCCTGCGCATCGAATGGCTCGGCGAAAAGGAACAGGCCCTCGCCTTCCTGAAAAAGCCGATTGCCAGCAAGGAGGACGCCGACAAGGCGGCCATATGGGCGCGGCGGCTCAAGGATATCGCCAACCGGGCCGACAAGCTGCACGCCGAGGAAAAGGCGCCGGTTCTCGTCAAAGCCCGGAAGATCGACTCCAAATGGCGCGAATTGCGCGAGGAGCCCGAGGGCCTGCAAAAGCTCCTGAAACGGCATCAGCTTGCGTGGCTCCAAGAGCAGGACCGGCTTGAAAAGGAGCGCGTGCGGGCCGCCGCCGCCGAAGCCGAGCGCTTGCGCCGCGAGGCCGAGGAAACCTTGAGCAAGGCAAGGACGCCCGAGGCCGAGCGCGAGGCCGGCGAAAAGCTGGCTGCCGCCAAAGAGGCCGAGCGCGAGGCGGAATACAGGCGCCCGCAAGCCGGGCGGACTGGCGCCAAGACATCGCTGCGCACCCGCCGCGTCGGCCGGATCATCGATCTCGACACCTTCCTCGCCTCGATCAAGGACAGCCAAGAAATCAAGGACGCCGCCGATAAGGCCTGCGCGCGCTTGGCGAAAGCCAATGTCGCGGTGCCTGGAATGGAGATTATCGAGGAAAGGACAGTCGTATGAACCAGCTTGCAAAAGCGCCGCGCCGGTCTGTGCTTGTCGATATGGCCGCGCATTTCGGCATGGAGGCCGATGCCTTCGAAATGACGGTGCGGGCGCAATGCTCGCCGACCCAAAAGAAGGGCGAGCAATTCCGGCCGCTGACCCGCGAGGAATTCGCCGCCTTCCTGCTGGTCGCCAAGAAATACGACCTCAACCCGCTGACGCGCGAGATTTTCGCCTATCCGAAGCGTGGCGGCGGTGTCGTGCCGATCGTCTCGATCGACGGGTGGATCAACCTCGTCAATTCGCATCCAGCTTGCGACGGCTTCGAATTCACGTGGGAGCGCGACGCCAACGGCGATCCGATTTCTTGCACGTGCATCATGCATCGCAAGGACCGAAGCCACCCGACCGTCGTCACCGAATACCTCGCCGAGTGCTGGCGCGACACCGAGCCGTGGAAAATGAAGCACCGCATGTTGCGCCACAAGGCGCTGATGCAATGCGCCCGCTATGCCTTCGGCTTTGCCGGCATCTATGACGAGGACGAGGGCCGGCGGATCGCCGAGGATCAGAACGTTGCCCTATTGCCGCCAGCGCCACGCGCGCCGCGCATAGGTCAGCAGAGCCCTGCTGGTGAAAAAATCCAGACGGCGCAGGGTGACGCGACGGAGGTCGAGTCCGGGACCGGGCAGCCGCCGGTAGACTCGACCTCCCCCCTTGATGACGAGCCTGACCCCGATCGCGAGGAAATGGGCGGCGTCGATGCCGACTCCACCCCGGACACGGAATTCTTTGACGAACTGCGCGACCGGCTGGCCGAGGCGAAAGATGCCGCGAGCGTGGAGGAAATCTGGACCGAGCTTGATCCGATGGCACGGTTCGAAGGCTCCGACCTTGATCAAGAGATTTGCCAAAAGATCAAAGCGCGCCGGCTGCGCGAGATTGAAAAGGAGGATGCGAAATGAGGCCGACGTTCGACAATGCCGCCCTGATCGATTGGATCGCCGCGCAGGACCCGGAGCAATACTATGATTACGTCAGCTGCCGCGAGCGCTTGCTGGCGCAATATCTCCGCTGCCGTGGCTTCCCCCATGCATTCGTCGACTCCGAGCGCGCGCACATGCGGCGCTATGGGCTGGACGCACGCGATTTGCCCCCCGGCTGGAGTGAGGTAGCGCACGCCAAGCCTTGGACGTTCGGCGCCGCCCTCGCCCGCGCAAGGCAGGTGCTGAAATGCCACTGACGAAGGACGAGGAGCAATTGTGGCGTGCCGAGCAATACCAGCGCCTTGCCGCCCTCAATTATGACAAGGCGCTGGAAAGCGACCGCAACGCCGACCGTCTGATCTACCAGAGGATGGGGGCGACCTATTCGCGGTTCTCACGCCGATTGATGGGAATAGAGCAATGAAGGACGATATCCCCCCGCTCCGCATGACCGTCGAAGCCGGCAAGCTAACGCCGGCCGATGCCTTTTCCGCCGAGAGACTCGAGTCCTACCGGCATGGCACGACGATGTTCGTCCAGCCGATCACCGATCCACAAAGCAAGAAGCGCCGGAAGTTTTGGGCAATCCTCGGACTCGTCATCAAGAACTGCGAGACGCCCTGGCGCACCGTCAAGGATGCTGCGAACGCGATTAAGCGGACGTTCGGCCTGATGGATGACGGCGGCACAATCGGCAACGTGCGGATCATGTATCCGCGCAGCCTGAATGATCTGAGCGAGCCCGAATTCGAGGAGTTCTACGAGGACGCGATGATTTATTTGCAGCGCGTGACCGGGGTGGACCCCGAGACCCTTTCCAAAGAAGCGCCCGATACGGGCGATGATGAACCGCCGGCCTCCGATGGTCTCCCGGACGCCGGCAAAGGCAGCGGCGGCGCTTCCCCCCCGTCCGCCGCTGCAACCCCCGATCGGGACGAATGCATCGCAAAGTTTCTGCAATTCGCCACCGACGAGGAAACGGCGGCGCCATGGAAGTTGGAGAGCCTTGTCCCGACCGTGAAAGCGGCATGGGTGCAACAATTGCCCGACGATATCCCCTTTGTTGAGGCGTGCTGCCGAACGGCGGAACAGCTTATCAGAGGAGAGATCAAAGGCCCGGAGGCGACCCGCTATCTTCACGCGCTGGCCGCCAAGCCAAAGGAGAACGGCAATGGTCACGACGGAAGAAGCCAAGCAAATCTGCGATCGGGTCAATCTGGTCGTTGATGCGATTAAACCGCACTTGGCCGGGCACCCGCCAGAGGTCCAGAGCGTCGTGCTTGCCGATCTGGTCGCCACCTTCATTGCCGGCTGGTCGCCGGGCATGCGCAAGAAGATGCTCGACGCTCTGATCGCGAATGTCGGCGATCTGATCCACGTCAACGAGATGATCCTTTTCGGCCCGGAGGGGCACCCGGACAGGGAGATGACACGCCAATGATCAGCTACCGCGAAAAAGCCAATTGCGCAGCCCGCGAGGTCAAGCAGCGGCGGTGGGTCTATTCCCGGCTCGTCGCCGAGGGCCGCATGCGGCAACAATCCGCCGAGCACGAAATCGAGGTAATGCAGGCCATCGCCGACGACTATCAGCGGTGGGCCGATGAGGAGGAATTTCAAACGAGGTTGCCGCTATGACTATCAGGCCCGACCCACTCGCTTATCCGCCGCGCGGCTTGCCGCATGATGAGGCCGCGCGATATGTCGGCGTCAGCCCGACCAAATTTGACAAGCTGGTATCGGAGCGCCGCATGCCAAAGCCCCGGCAGATTGACGGGCGCACCATTTGGGATCGCGTGGAACTGGACATCGCCTTCTCCGAACTGCCGAAGAAAGGCGAGGTCAGCCGCATCGATGAGCTACTGGAAAAGAGCCGAAATGGAGCGGCCTGATTGCGTTTCTATAGTTGAGCGAATATAGTTTCTATCCTAACGTCCGGCCATGGACTTCGAATTTGACCCGGCCAAGAGCGCCACGAACCTTAAAAAGCACCGCATCGACTTTGATGCGGCGCAGGCCCTCTGGCTCGACGACCGGCTATTGGAAGTCCCGGCGAAAACTGAGGATGAGCCCCGCTTTCTGGCAATTGGCCAGATCGGCGGCAAGCACTGGACAGCGGTTTTCACCTATCGCGGCACAGCCATTCGGATCATTTCGGTACGCCGCAGCCGGGAAAAGGAGATAGAGCACTATGAAAGCCTCTGAATTTGACCAACAGTTCGACGCAGGCGAGGACATCGCCGAGGCGGTAGATTGGGACAAGGCACACCGCCCCAATCTGGAGCCCCATCGCGTCAACGTCGATTTCCCTTCGTGGGTGGTCGGGAAATTGGACCTTGAGGCGCAGCGCTTGGGGATCACCCGGCAAGCGCTGATTAAGGTCTGGATCGCCGATCGGCTGGAGGGGCGCAATGGGAAAGCTGCATAGTCATCCCGGCGTATCGTCGCGCATCAAGAACGGGAAAGAGGTCTGGCGCTACCGCGAGTCTGGTCGCAACGGGCGCCAGATCAATTTGCCCGGCAAGCCCGGCGACCCGGAATTCGAGCGCGCCTATCAGAGCGCGGTCGAGGGGCGGATGGTGGTCGCGTCGGCTGGAATTGTCCCGATCGGGGATGCTCGGTCCTTCGGCGCCGCATGGCGGCTCTTGCAGCGCTCGAATGATTATTGGCTCGCGCTGGACGACGCCACGCAAGACAAGAACGAGCGCTATATCCGAATCTTCTTGAAGACCCCCATCGTGCAAGGCGAGGAGATCACGTGGCGCGATGTGCCGGTCAAGTCGATGAAGATTAAGGACGCCCGGCGGCTGATCGAAGCCCACCAATTGGAGCACCCGACGAAGGCCAAGCACTTCCTCGTCGCCCTGCGAAAGCTCATCGCTGTTGCGATCCGCGAGGAGTGGATCGAGGCGGACCCGACCTATACCCTTCAAGCCAGAATTCCTCCGACCGATGGACACGAACCGTGGCCCCTCGATATCCGCCAGAAATACGAGGCGAGGCATCCCATCGGCACGGCTGCGCGGACTTGCTATGAGCTGGCGTTCTGGCTCGGCAATCGGCGGTCGGACATTGCCCGCTTGAGGTGGGAGCATTTGGTCGAGGAAGAAGTAGAGTTGCCGAACGGCGAGCCGATCACACTGTTTGCCTTCGCCTTTCGCCAGAAAAAGAACAGCAAGAGGACCGGCGGCAAGGAGATGTTCCTGCCCTTGCGTCGCCAGCTGTCAGACGCGCTTGCGCCGCTGCCACGCGATACCGGGCATGTGCTCATCAACGCCTATGGGAATCCCTTTTCGGAAAAATCGCTCACCGGCATGATGGCGCACTGGACCAAGCAGGCCGATATCCCGGCCGGCTATACGCTGCACGGCTTGCGGCATTCCTTCGGCAACTGGCTCGCCGAAAACGGAGCGACGGCGCGCCAGATACAGGAGGCCATGGGGCATTCATCACAGCGCGAGGCCGATCGCTATTTGAAGAAGGCGAACCGGAAGCGGCTCGTCAGCGATGCATTTTTGATCGGGGAAGATAAAGAATCACGGCGGGAGGCGGCGCGCCGAAGGGCTGGTTTCCGAGTCATCGAATAG